CTGAAGAGCATGCATCCCATGCAGAAGGACGTGATACTAAAGCAATTGGAGAGGAATCTCATGCAGAGGGATATGCGACAACAGCTAGTGGAAGTACCGCACATGCTGAAGGATGGAGTACAAGAGCGAGCGGATATTATTCTCATAGTCAGAATTTTGGCACAAGAGCAGCCAAATATGCACAAACAGCGATAGGTACATTTAACGAAGAAGACACATCAACAACAACTACACATAAAAGTGGAAACGTTAACTACGGAACATATGCTCTTATTATTGGTAATGGCACGGCATCCGAAACTGACCGTTCCAACGCTCTCACAGTAGATTGGAGCGGTAATGTTACCCTTAAAAACCATAGTTCGCCAATAGGTTCAATAATTTCAGTAATAGGTGGTACAGATTATACAACAAATTTAACTTCTGGCACGAGCACATGGAAACAAATAGCCTCTATAACACTTCCTCCGGGAATATGGATAGTCAGAGCATTAGCAAGACATGACCCGAGCTCGTCTGGCGCGCGTTATAGCACGATTAACTTGTCTGAAACTCCTGCTCAATCTGCGGCCCATGATAGACGCTATAATACCGGGACTTCAGAAACTCAGCATTGCTTCGTTGCTTTTTTTGATTATTCAGACCGTACAGATAACTCAACACTTTACTTAAACGGTCATGCAAGTGCGGCTGGAAGTTGGGTTCGGACCAATGCAGCCGCATTGAATATTCGGGCGTTAAGAATTGTATAGGGGATACAATAGTAAATTAATTATATTCAACGGCGAGATTTTCCCCAAATCTCGCCTTCAATCAACCATATCAAAATAAAACTAAAGAGGTGATTCAAATGAATTTTGGAACAAAACTAAGAACAGCCTTACGAGCTGCCATATCTATCAATACTGCAATTTATGTAGTAAGTTCGGCAGTAACTGGGCTTGGCTTCGGAAAATTAACACTTATTTGGACAATTCTAACAATAGCATCTGATTTTGTTGTGGCCGCAATTACTACATATTATAACAATGACTACAACGAAACGTCTGCAAAATACACTGGTATGATGCGTCTTGAAAAAAAACAAATGGCAGGCAAAATCGACGGTGAGAATTTCTATGATGAAATTCAAGATTTTGATGAAGAAGACGAAGATGAAGAATTAATTGAAGAGGAAGAGGAATAATGGGTTATAAAACATACAAACAAGCCGACTCTCGTTGGGGTTCTAAAAATTATAATGGTTCTTCTACAATGGCGACAGCTGGCTGCGGTCCTACTGCTGTAGCAATGTTAGCCTATGCAGTAGATGGAAAGACAACCCCATGGGATGTGGCTAAATTTATGCAGAAGAATGGATATGCCATTCGTAACAATGGAACTGCATGGTCGGGTATTCCTGCGGCGATGAAGCACTTTGGATTAAAGGATGTTAAGAATGTTGCGGCGATGTCTGACGTGTGGAAATATTTGAAAAAAGGTTATTGTGCAGTATTCTTATTTGCTGCTGGCTCTCGTGGCGGTGTTACTTGGACAACTGGTGGGCATTATGTATCCGTAACAGATTATAAGGTTTCTAATGGAAAGCATATGTTATACACAAGAGATTCCGGTGGACGTAATCATACTGGTTGGTATGCATATGAGACACAGATGAAAGGGTTGATTCCTCAGATTTGGGTTGGTTATGTACCAGGTAAGTTAAAGCAAGAAGATACGAAGAAGAATACGACTACGAAGCCGTCTACGGCGCCGGCGCCATCAATAACTACGAAAAAGAATATCAAATGCATTGATGTATCCGATCATCAAGGTAAAATTGATTGGAAGAAAGTTAAAGCAGATGGTGTAGGTACAGCAGTTATTCGTGCTGGTTACGGAAAGAATAACATTGACACTCGCGCAAAAGAAAATATCAAAGGCGCGCTCGCTGCGGGTGTACAGGTAATGATTTATTGGTTCTCTTATGCTTACACTGACGCCATGGCAGAGAATGAAGCAAAATATTGTGCTGATATTATCAAGCCATGGAAGGATAAAATTAAATATGTATATTTCGATTGGGAATATGACTCAATGAACTATGCAAAGAAAAAAGGAAAGAGTCCTTCTAAAGCAGCCATTACTTCTATGACTAAAAAGTTTTGTAAAAAAATTGAACAGGAAGGTTATAAAGCGGGCTTCTATTATAATTATGACTACAAACAGAATCATTACAACATAGGTGATTTAAAAGGTTATAGTCATTGGTATGCATTATATCAGAAAGATAAAGTAAGTGGCGTTGATATGCAACAATATTCTAGCTCTGGTAGTGTAAAAGGTATTAGTGGAAGAGTTGATATGAACTGGATTATTAATACTGCTTTGGCGCCGACTACAACAACTACTACAACTTCAACTCCTTCAACAACTACAACTGTAAGAACGTTAAAGAAAGGTAGTTCTGGTGATGATGTAAAGGCATATCAAAAGAAACTCAATGCGGCGACAAAAGGTCACAAAGATGGCGATATTAGGGTCGATGGAGATTTTGGAGACAAAACAGAAGCTAGAACCAAGTTCTTACAAAATACTCGCCACATTACCGAAGACGGTGTTGTCGGAAGCACCACTTATGAGCAGGTAAATAAAAAAGTTACTAAGCAAATGCAAGCAGTTAACTGGGCTAACTCTATTGCAAGAGACAATAGCTTCGCCTATGGTACTGGTCAGCGCGCACACCATGGAGGTTGTTATTTCTGTGGCACAAATATCACTGGCCCAAAGAAAGCAAAGAAAGGCAGTAAATGGGAAAAGACATACTGCTGCAATCCATTTATTTTCTCCGCCTATGCACATGGCGCCGGAGACGAGAAGATGTTGAAACAATGTAAGAAGTCTAATTCTTCTACTGGCATGGACCCAGATGCTTGGGCAAAATATAACTTTAAAAAGGTTGGGAAATGTAAGAATGTGCCATATAGTGACTTAGAATTAGGCGATGTAATCATGTATAAAGGTCATGTATGGATGTATGCAGGTAAAGGATATTTACTTGAAGCATCTGGCGGTAATTTTGATGCTGACTCTATTGCTATGAAGAAAACAGCGAAGAGTAAGTATAAGAAATATCAGACATATAGTTCTGGATATGTTGTTAGATATAAAGGTTAATATTTGTTTTTTAAAAGGAGGTCGAAAACAAATGGATATTTCAAAAGATGGGACTAGATTAGAAGAATTTACTGATTTACTTTTAAATAATAGTTCAGCTTTAATGGATAAAATTACTATGAATATTAAAAATCCATCCATTTTTAAAGATTATTATTTAAAAAGTCTTAATATGAAAGGAGTAATTACTTATGCTTATGCAGCAAATTTAATTACAAAAAGTGAAGCGGATTATTTAAAATCTATTTCTTCTACTCTTACTCCTAATGATCCTGGCGTTCCTGGACCTACGGCAGGAACTACTCCGACACCCGGAGGATCGGGTGGCTTTACTCCTGAAGTTCATTAATTAAAAATTTTCAACTTTTGACTCAAAATAGTTGAACTATTTTACTCAAATTCTACTTTAAGAATGAGTAAAGTAAGTTCAACTATTTTTTTTAATAGTTCAACTCTTTTGCTCAAACAGTTAACCGATAGGCACAAGACATTTTTTGAGCCTAGAGTAAACATAAATAACTAACTATTCTAGGCTCAAACCCTACTAAGGAGGAATAAAATGTTCTATGTCTATTACAACCCTAACCCATTAAAATTATCTGTTGGCGATTGCGTAATCCGCGCCATATCTTGTGCATTAAATAAAACTTGGGAAAGAACTTATCTCGATATAGTAACCCAAGGCTTTATGATGTACGATATGCCATCTGCCAATCGAGTATGGGGAGAATATTTAAAAACAAAAGGATTCAGAAAGTATCAAATACCAGATACCTGTCCCGATTGTTACACAGTCAGAAATTTTTGCTACGAACATCCAAGAGGTATATACATCCTAGGAACAGGCGAACATGTCGTATGTGTCAAAAATGGATATTATTTCGACTCATGGGATTCTGGTAATGAGATACCAATATATTATTTTAAAAGGAGTTAGAAAATGGCAGGCTATAATACTTTATTTCCGCAAACATATGCGAACACACAATATGGATACGGCGCCGGTGCCACCCCTGCACAGACATGGACGACTACCGCTCCGGCGCAGAATACGTTAGGCGCAATTAATTGGGTACAAGGGGAAGCTGGCGCCCGCTCAGTTCCCGTACCTGCAGGTCAAAAGGCTCTTTTAATGGACAGCGAAACCAATATCTTCTACATCAAATCTTCCGATAGTTCTGGTATGCCCTTGCCGCTACGGACATTTGAATACAAAGAAGTTGGAGTCGATACCAAAGAATCTACGGCCTCGCCGCAGAATACGTATGTCACGCACGAAGAGCTTGAAAAGGCTTTAGCAGAATTACGAAAGAAGTCAGATACAAAGGAGGAAAAGAAGAATGAATTCATTATTTAACGATTTTCATCCGCAGCAATCTACCCCAATGAATCAAATGGGAAATTTTTTACAGCAATTTAACAACTTTCGTTCTACCTTTGCAGGTAATCCTGAACAACAGGTAAAAGAATTGCTCAATTCTGGTCGAATGAGCCAAGAACAATTTAATCAATTAGCTCAAACGGCAAATCAGCTACGTCAATTAATTAAATAAAATAAATGTCTTGTGTTTATCTATCTTACAATATTATATATAGGAGGTAGACAAACATATGTCTTTAACAACTGAAGGTTTAAGTGCTGCCGATGTTGCGGCAGTAACAGGAAACGGTGGGTTCGGTAACGGATTCGGCGGAGATGGCGCCTGGTGGCTTCTTGTCTTATTCCTTTTTGCTTTTAATGGCAACTGGGGTAACGGTTGGGGTAACAACGGCGGAAATGGCAGTGGCTATGTAGTATCCGATGTACAGCGTGGCTTTGACCAAAATGCAATAATGAGTGGATTATCTGGTATCCAGTCTAGCTTAACTAGTGGTTTTGTTGATACTGCATCTGCTTTATGTAATGGTTTTGCAGGTGTTAATGGCGCAATTGCTAATGGTTTTGCTCAGGCTGAAATTGCTGCCAATGCTCGTCAGATAGCAGATATGAACCAGAATTTTGCACTTCAGTCTCAGTTCGCTGATTGTTGCTGCGAGAACAGATTAGCATCCGCAGACCTCAAGTACACAATCGCAACCGAGAATTGCGCTGACAGAACAGCGTTAAACGAAGGAATCAGAGACATCTTAACCAATCAAAATGCTGGTATCCAAAGAATCTTAGATACAATGTGTCAAGATAAGATTGATTCTAAAAACGAAAGAATTGCTGACCTTGAAAGACAGCTTACAATGGCTAATCTTGCGGCTTCCCAAGGTGCGCAAACAGCACAGATTCTTGCAAACAATGAAGCGCAGACTAATGCTCTTGAGCAATATCTTGCTCCAGTACCTCGTCCAGCTTATATTGTTCAGAACCCGAATGGTTGCAACTGCAATACAGGTTGTGGTTGCGGTTGCGGCTGCGGCGCGTTTTAAGGAGGTAAAGTTCAATGGCAGAATATTTAGCTAATGCGACACAATTGGTTGAACTTAACCAACCTATTGTATTTAGTGCTTCTATTCCATGTAATCGTGGAAATATAGTCCATGAAGATGAAACTGGAATTTTTATTCTGCGAGGGAACACTACTGGTTGTTTTGCGAGATACCAAGTAACATATAATGGTAATATTGCAGTACCAGAAGGTGGAACTGTTGGTCCAATTGCTGTTGCAATTGCGACCAACGGCGAAGCCAGACCAACTAGTCGTGCTATTATTACTCCCGCCGCAGTAGAAGATTACGGCAACGTTACATCTACAGCAATTATTACAGTACCAAGAGGATGCTGCTATTCGATTAGCGTCCGCGCAGTAAGTGGTTTAGTAGACGATGAAACAGGTGATCCAGCACCTGCAATTAATGTAACAAATTCTAACCTTGTAATCACAAGAATCGCATAGGAGGATAGATATGGAAAAGAAAACAATGGATACTCTCCG